AGTTCACAGAGGAGCAGTACGCCATGTTCACGCAGCAGGCGGAACAGAAAATCTACAACACGGTGCAGTTGGCCAACTTGCGCAAGAACGTCACTGGCACGTTGACTGCGAACAACAAGTATCTGGCCGCGCCGAATGATTTCCTGTCGGTGTACTCGTTGGCCATCTACCCGGCTGCAGGCGGGAACTACGAGTTCCTGCTGGACAAGGATGTGAACTTCATCCGTCAGGCGTACCCCAATCCGGCTACCACCGGCAAGCCCAAGCACTACGCCATCTTCGGCCCTCAGTCGAGCGATGTAAACGAGCTGACGTTCATCTTGGGGCCAACTCCAGACGCCACTTACGCGGCTGAGCTGCACTACTACTACTACCCCGAGTCCATTGTGACCGCAGGTGAGACGTGGCTGGGCGAAAACTTCGATTCCGCTTTGCTCAATGGCGCTTTGGTTGAGGCTATCCGCTTCATGAAGGGCGAGGCTGACATGGTGAAGCTGTACCAAGACATGTACATGCAAGCGATTGCTCTGCTTAAGAACTTGGGTGACGGCAAACAACGCACCGACACATACCGTGACGGTCAGACAAGGATCAAAGTGTCATGACAATCGCGCAAACCGCAACCACATCGTTCAAGGTGGAGCTGCCGCAGGGCATTCACAACTTTGGACCGACATCGCCCGACACGTTCAAGATCGCGCTGTACACCGCTGCCGCCAATCTGGACGGCTCCACGGCTGTTTACACGACATCGGGCGAAGTCGTTGGTACGGGTTACGTGGCTGGCGGCAACACACTGGTCATTACGACCACACCTGTGGCTGCAAACAACAGCGCCAACGTGCCCACGGCCTACTTCAGCTTTGCCAACACCTCTTGGACAAGCTCAACCTTCACGGCCCGTGGTGCTTTGATCTACAACAGCACAGAGGGCAACAAGTCCGTGGCTGTTCTCGACTTCGGCGCTGACAAGACCGTGAGCAACGACACCTTCCAAATCATCTTCCCAACTGCCGACGCCAACAGTGCGATTGTGCGAATCTCATAAGGACACATCATGGAACACAGCAAAGCACAAGACAGCGTTACCGCAGGCATGGTCGCTCAGCGTATTGGCGGCGAGCGCGTTGGCGCGGGCGGTGTGTTCACCGTTACCTGCGTGGGCGCAGACGGCAAAGAGAAGTGGTCTGACACCTTCCACAACCTCGTGGTCAACGAAGGCCTGCAGGACATGAACAGCAAGTACTTCGTGGGCGCTGGCTACACGGCGGCTTGGTTCTTGGGTCTGGTCCAAGGCCCCGGCTCCGGCACAACCTTTGCCGCTGGCGACACACTGGCCTCTCACGCAGGCTGGACAGAGCTGGTGCCCGGCACGGCCTACACCGGCAACCGCAAGACAGCGACATTCGGTACGGCCACCACGGCGGACCCATCGGTGATCTCCAACTCCGCATCCCCTGCTTCGTTTGCTATGCTGGTCAACGGCACCGTGGTTGCAGGCGCATTGCTGGCCAGCGTGAACAGCGGCACGTCCGGCATCTTGTTCTCGGCTGGTGACTTCACTGGCGGCGACAAGACTGTGGACAACGGGGACACGCTGAACGTGACCTACTCCTTCTCGCTCGACGCAGCCTAATAGGACGTGCGGTGTTTGGCGATGTCACTTTTGCCCAAGCATCCTTCGCCTCTTTAGGCGGGAACACGTTCGCCGTCTCCGCAACTGAAGCGGCCACGGCCACTGCAGCTTTTGATGTCCCAAGTGTCATCCGGGGCGGCATCATGGCGGAGTTTTCCGCAGCCCAAGAAACCCAGTCCGTCATCGCCACAATGGTGGCCACGCAGGCAGAGACATCCTCCGCAGCAAGCGTGCAGTCGGTGATTGCCAATATGGTGGCCAGCGCTTTGGAGCAGGCTGGTGCCACAGCAACCCAGACGGCCATCGGCACATTCTTGGCGGCGCAGGCAGAGAGCACCACCGGCACGGCAGCACAAGCTGCTGTGGGCACCTTCTTGGCCGCACAGGCTGAGGCGGCGACTGGCGACGACGACATGACTCGTGGCTTGCTGATCTCTGTGGCCGTTGCAGAAAGCGCCACGGGCGCGGCCACTCAAGTGGTTCAGATCAACGTGAATGCGTCGATTGCAGAAGCCGTCAGCGCCTTGAGCACGCTGGGCGTCATCAAGACCGCCAACGTGTATCCCACTGGTGTTCAGCTCACCATCAGCATCGGCGGAGCGCTGGTCTGGGCGGTAATTGACGACAGCCAGACTCCGAACTGGCAAAATATCACCAATACCCAAGGTAGCGGTTGGACTGAGGTCAACGACGCTCAGACCCCCGGCTGGACGCAACTACCATCGTAAGGATTAAAAATGGCATTGGTACTCAAAGATCGCGTCAAGGAAACGACCACAACCACGGGCACTGGCACGGTTACGTTGGCTGGCGCAGCCGCAGGGTTCCAATCCTTTGTGGTCATTGGTGACGGCAACCAGACCTTCTACGCCATCGTGGACGCAACATCTGGCGATTGGGAAGTTGGCGTCGGAGCCTACACAGCCTCCGGCACAACCCTGTCTCGCGCAACCGTGGTGTCGTCCAGCAACGCTGGCTCTCTAGTGAACTTTGGCGCTGGCTCCAAAGACGTGTTTGTCACATACCCATCATCGCGTGCGGTGTATCTGGACGCCGCAGGCTCTGCCGTTTCGGTGCTGGACATCGGGACTCTGGGCACCAGCACTGCCAACATCACCACCGCCAACATTACAGCAGGCACGGTATCGACCACGCCCACAAGCGCAAACGATTTGGTCAACAAGACCTATGTGGACACGCTGGCGGCTTCGGGCATTCACTTCCACCAGCCAGTGCGGGTGGAATCACCGATCAACCTGAACGCAACCTACAACAACGGCACAGCCGGTGTGGGCGCAACCCTGACCAACGCTGGTACTCAGGCTGCTTTGGTGATTGACGGCGTGACCGTCAGCGTGGCGGATCGCGTGCTGGTTTACCAGCAGACCACGCAAACTCAGAACGGTATCTACGTCGTAAGCGATGTGGGCTCGGGATCGACCAACTGGATTTTGACTCGCTCCAGTGATGCGGACACCTACGTCATCAACAGTGCTGCAGGCTTGAGCGAAGGCTCTACTGTTTTTGTGCAGCAGGGCGCAACCGGCGCGGGCGAGACATACACCTGCAACACGACTGGCGTCATCACGTTTGGCACAACCAACATCACGTTTGCCCAGATCAGCTCGGCGCAGATTTACAGCGCAGGCACGGGCCTGACCCTCTCCGGCACACAATTCAGCATCACCAATACTGGCACTGCGGGCACATACGGCTCAGCATCCAATGTGCCGGTGATCATCACGAACGCGCAGGGGCAGGTCACAGGCGTCACCCCCACGGCCATCGCCATCTCGGGCGCAGCGGTGTCGGGCAACATTTCTGGCCAAGCTGGCTCGGTGGCCAACGCCCTGACAGCGGGCACGTTCCTGACTTCTGGCGGCACGTTTGATGGCTCCGCAGCTCGCACCTTTGCCGTGGATGCCACGGACGCCAACACCGCCTCCAAAGTCGTGGCCCGGGACGCCTCGGGCAACTTCAGCGCAGGGACCATCACGGCCACACTGAGCGGTGCGGCAACGAGCGCAACCACAGCGACCAACCTTGCAGGCGGCGCGGCCAACCGGATCGCGTACCAGACCAGCGCGGGCATCTCAAATTTCATCACAGCCCCAACAGCCTCCAACCAAGTCCTGAACTGGAACGGCTCTGCGTTCACATGGAGCGCGGGCACGATCTCGGGGGTGGCCTTGGGGTCAAACCTGAACACCCTGACGTTCGGCACCTTCCTGACGGGCACGAGCTACAACGGCTCCAGCGCAGTCACGATTGCCACAAACGCCACAAACGCCAACACTGCCTCGACCATCGTGGCACGAGATGCCTCCGGCAACTTCAGCGCTGGCACGATCACCGCTGCTTTGAGCGGTAACGCCACCACATCCAGCTCCACCTCCGGCAACGCGGCCACGGCCACGGCGCTTCAGACAGCCCGCACGATCAACGGCACAAGCTTCAACGGCACCGCAAACATCACAATTACTGCGGCAGCAAACGGTGGTACGGCTACAAACCTATCTGGTGGCACGGTATCGGCGACAACGGGTTCGTTTAGTGGTGCGGTCACAGCATCATCGGTATACACCCGATCAGCCGCAGGGCAGGGTTGGTTAAGCGGTAACTACTCCAGCGTTGAAACATCCGCAACATCAGGGGCAATTTACAGTATTGGCGGTGCATACGTCCCCACTGCAACAACGCTTGGCAACATGTATGGCATCGGTTACACAATTGGCTCGGTAACCGGGCAATCCGGCGTTCCTGCGGATTGGGGTATGTATGTCGCTGCTGGCGGCGTATCCCGTATTTTCCTTTGTGGTGGTGATGGCACCATTAGAGCAACCGGAGCCATCACAGCCAGCAACATCACCGCTGCGGGTAACGTCACGGGTAATGCCGCCACAGCCACAACTCTGGCAAGCGGCCAAAGCAACTGGAGCGGCACCGGGGTTCTTGGTAACGTGGTTGGTTTGATGGCGTGGAAGAACTACGCCAACGGGCACGTTATTTTTGACGCATCTGCCAGCACATCCCCAAGCGGCGGAGCGGTAAACAACACCAACGCAGCAGTTGCATGGTCATCCACGTACCCAACACTGATGGGGTGGAACGGCTCCTCAACCTACGGGGTGCGTGTGGATTCTGCTCGTACTTCAGACAACACAACGGGTTCTTCCGCTTCGTGTACGGGCAACGCGGCAACCGCAACAAGAGCCACCCGGTCAAACGGCTTTTTCTATATTGATGACAACTACGGTTTAAGCACTGTAGGCCTATACGCCAGTACCATTTTCCAAGGCTGGTTCGCCATGGGGGATGCTTACAAGACAACGGCTGGCGGCGCAATAAGTAACTTGTATGGGGTAACTTGGTCGTACCCGAGTGCTGGGGGTATTGCGGGCAACTTGGACAGCCACGGCCTGATCGTCGCCATCAACGGCGGTTTTGGCTCTTGCCTTTCGTACAACGTCAAGGCTTCCGGTAACGTCACGGCGTATTCGGATGAGCGCCTCAAGAAAAACTGGGAGCCGCTGTGCAATAACTTTGTCGAAAAGCTGGCCAAGGTAAAAGTTGGTACGTATGAACGAACCGACTTGCCGATGGTGCAAGTTGGCGTATCGGCCCAATCGCTTGAAGAGGTGCTGCCGGAGGCGGTGTCCACAGCAACGGACGACATGAAAACAAAGTCCGTGTCGTATGGAAATGCCGCGCTGGCTTCAGCCGTTATGCTGGCACAAGAAGTTGTTGAGCTGAAGCAGATGATGAAACAATTGCAGGCTGAGCTTGCTGAACTGAAACGAGGTGCATGATGGCTTTGATCCGAGACTTTGAAATTGCTGGAACCGGGCTTGTTATACCCGGCGCGTATCACGTCATCACGCAACTTGACGTTGAGAAACGAATGGCTGACCGCACGCTGCCTCAGCCGAACGGGCGCGTGTACCAAGGCGATTTGGTAGATGCTGACATGGAGTGGACGGCGGGCTATTACGGACGCATGGTCATCTGCGTCTGGAAGGATGCAGCCTCTCGTGCGGCCAACAAAAACATGCTGGGCGTCATCAATGCCGAGTACAAAGTACCAGCTATTTTTAGGCTGGACACGGCGTCTTCAGACAGTTATCTCACGCAGGCATATGCGTTCTTGAAGACCGTGGAATACTACGCTGGCGCAGCCGAAGCCTAAAGGATAATCATGTCAAGCACCTTCTCCAACCTAAAGTTTGAGCTGATCGGCAACGGTGAGCAGTCAGGCACTTGGGGCACCACGACCAACTCCAATATTGGCACCGCCATCGAGCAGGCCATGGTGGGCATGGCCACTCTGGACTCCGGCGACTTCACAGCCAACGTCTGCACGCTGACGCTCTCCAACACCACGGCGGCGCAGGATGCCCGGGCACTGTGCTTGAATATCGCCTCCGGCGCGGTGTCTGCTGCGGGCACCATCAACGTCCCGGCCATCGAGAAGCCATACCTGATCATCAACGGCTCCAGCTACGCTGTGACGGTCAAGGTCTCTGGCCAGACTGGCGTGGCAGTCCCTGCAGGCACACGCACGGTGGTGTACAACAACGGCACGGATGTCGGGGCGCAGGTCAATTGGCTTGGCTCTCTGACTTTGGGCGCAGCGTTGCCGATTGCTTCGGGCGGTACAGGCTCCACGTCCACCACCTTTGTGAACTTGGCCACCAACGTCACCGGCACACTTCCTGTGGCCAACGGCGGGTCGGGCGCAACAACTGCGGCAACGGCCCGGACCAACTTCGGTGCAACCACGCTGGGGGGCAACCTCTTCACGATCAGCAACCCGAGCGCAGTGACATTCCCACGCTTCAATGCGGACAACACCGTCTCTTCCCTGAACGCTGCGGACTTCCGCACGGCCATCGGCGCAGGCACTGGCGGCGGCTCGGTTTCTTCTGTTGCGGGTACGGGATCGGCCAACGGCCTGACCCTTTCTGGCACCGTGACATCGACGGGTAACATCACGCTTGGCGGCGCAGTGTCCAGCGTCACCACAGCCAACTTCACAATCATGGAAGAAAGCGGTAAGCTCGTGATCAAGTACGGCGGAACCGTGGTTGCCTCGTTCAGCAGCGCAGGTGCTCTTATCTCCGCAGACAACATCACCGCCTACGGCACCCCATAAGGAGCAAGCATGGTAATGCCAGCAAGCGGCCCCCTGAATATGGGGGGCACATCAAGCCCGGTCAGTGTTGCGCAAGAACTTGGCCTGAGCCTGACCGCGACCATATCGATGAACCAAGCCAACGTCCGCACTTTGGCGGGTGTTGGCGGTAGCGGTACGACATGGAGCATGAGTTCGCTGTACGGAAAGTCAAACACCTACGCCATTGAGTATCTGGTTGTTGCTGGCGGAGGCGGTGGGGCCGGGGCTTTTAACGACAGCAGCCGTAGCGGCGGAGGGGGTGGTGCTGGTGGGTATATATCAACTTCAGCAAACGTAAGTCCCGGCGCAAGTTACGTAACAACTGTTGGCTCCGGTGGCAGCGGTGGTCCCGGTGGTATTGGCGCTGCCGGATCAGTTGGTTCGGGGTCTTCATTTGGTGCCCTTACATCTTCCACTGGTGGCGGCGGGGGCGGAAACATATTTAACGCCTCGACAAGTGGGGGGTCGGGGGGTGGGGGCGGCAGCAACAGCAGTTCTGGCGCAGCAGGAACATCCGGGCAAGGAAATTCTGGAGGGAATGGTGACAGCGATAGCGGCGGCGGTGGCGGTGGCGCTAGTGCCGCTGGCAATAGTGCATTCGTTTCTCCACCCAATAACAGCAAAGGGGGCAATGGTTCTACTTGGCTAAATGGAACGCCATACGCTGGCGGTGGGGGCGGTGGCGACGCTAATATTTTTGGAATCCCCGGCGGCACTGGTGGCGGGGGGACCGGGGGGCCGTCCAGTGCTCTTACCTCAGCAACAATTAACACGGGCGGCGGTGGCGGTGGCGCAAACGGCGGAGGACCAAACCCCAACCCCGCAGGCGGATCAGGCGGCTCTGGAATTGTCATCCTTCGCTACGCTGGAGCGCAGCGCGGAACCGGCGGCACGGTTTCTTCGGCAGGTGGGTACACCTACCACACCTTTACATCTTCTGGGACGTATACAGCATGAGCCAGTTTGCCCAAATAGACGAAAACAACATTGTCCAGCGCGTGCTGGTCATTGATCAAGCTGAAATCGACACGGGCAATTGGGGCGACCCGGCCAGCTTTGTGCAAACCAGCTACAACACACGGGGCGGCATTTACTACACCCCCAACACCAACACGCCCGACCCAGACCAATCCAAGGCATTCCGTAAAAACTTTGCTGGGATCGGATACCTGTGGTTGCCCGATGGCCCAGATGGCGCAGGATTCTCCCCGCCGCAGCCATACCCGTCATGGGTCATGGACAGCTTCTCTTATCTGTGGGAGGCTCCCGTGCCAATGCCAATCCCGAACAGCCCGCCGTATTACGTCTGGGATGAGGCCACAACTTCTTGGGTTCTTGCAGACCCGCAACCGGAGCAACCATGAAATTACTCGCCCTCGCCGTCTGTTCGGTGGCCCTGACAGGCTGCGCAACCAACTCTGAATACGCAGCCTACGCTGACGCCCACAAAGCCCAAGCAGCAGCCCAAACAGCACGTTTCCAAGCCCTTGCTGACATCGCTCGGCAAGGTGATACCACGGCCAAGGTTGCAGCGGTCATGTCCCTGCAAATGGGTGGCGGTCAGCAGAACGCTCAGATCAATGCGCCCAAGTCGTGGGCGGACTACGCCATGCAGTGGACCGGTCTGTTGCTGCCAACTGTCGGCCAAATCTACACGGTCAACAAGCAGACTTCTCTTGGTATGCGCCAGTCCGACAACGCAACAGCTCTGGGTGTCAGCACCAACGCAGCGTTTGTGGGCATCGCCTCGCAGATTCAAGCGCCAGCGGCTAACGTAACCTTGAGCGGCACAGGCGTGATCGGAGCAGGTTCTTACTCGATAGGAGCGAACAGTGGGTCAAACTCTGGCAACAGTGGTCGCCTTGCTGGTGGCGGCATTACTGACAATACGGCTACTCCAACTGTGGTGACCAGCACCAACACCACGACCAACACCATCACACCCGCAGTGGTGCCATGAAAGACTGGGCCGTAGCATTCTGTGCAGCGGCCCTTCTGATTGGGCTAGTGGTTTGGTGCGCCCGCGTTTTAATCTGGAGTTTGAATGGCGGATTCTGGCGATAAAGCCCTCGGCGTGCTGGACAAGGTGCTGGCCTATGTCGATTCACCCTTTAAGCTGGTCGCCATCCTCGTCATGGGTCTGGTTGCGTTTGCCGGGTACTTTGTCTGGCAGAACCAGACGGTGCTGATTGGTGCATACCAAGAGAACAAGAAGATGCCCGTGATCCACGAAGATCGGGTTGACGATGCGGCAAGTGTTTTGTTCAAACAGACCGACGCCAAGTTTGTTGCCATCTTCAAGGTCAACCCAATTTTTGGCACACGGGTCTTGTACCGCCTGTACACCAAGGACGGGCGCAGTAAGGAGATGGAAGGTTTGGATGTTGGCCTGTTCACAACGAACGTAGCAAACAACAACGACGTGGTGAAGTTGATGGCGGGTGAGACGCCGTGCAGTCCATATCTGAGGGCGCAGTCGGAGTTGGGCATTTGGTATATTGCGCAGGGCGTTTCGTTCACCTGCCGTATCAGCATACCGCCAGATCGCAGCAGGTTCATTGGGCAGATTACGGCTGGCTGGGTAGAGCAGCCGCAGAACATGGAACACGTCCACTCCATGCTGGACATTGCAGCAAACATGCTTGTTAAAAGGGGTCATTGATGCTTTCACTGTTTTCAACTCTTGGGGGTCTGCTGATCTCCGGCCTCCCAAAACTGCTGGAGTACTTCCAGAACAAGGCTGACCAAGCGCACGAGCTGAAGCTGGCCGCGCTGCAGAACGAGCGTGAGCTGGCCTTGGCCGCTCAGGGCTTCGCTGCCCAACTGAAGATTGAAGAGGTCCGCACCGATCAGATCGCCATGGAGACCGACGCCCGAATGACTGAAGCCGCGCTTTCGCACGACGAGAAGGTGCTTGAGAAGGCCAGCAAGTGGGTTGCCAACTACGTGGGCACTGTGCGCCCCACTGTGACCTACATTTTTGTCCTTGAGCTGGTGTTGATCAACGGCTTCATGGCTTGGTATCTGTGGAACCACCCCGGCCTGATCACCAACATTGATGATGTCATCAAGTACGCCGACCTGATTTTCAGCGCTGACGAGATGGCAATGCTGGGCGGCATCATCGGTTTCTGGTTCGGCTCTCGCGGCTGGAGCAAAAAGTGAAACTGAGCAGGGCAGGCGAAGACCTGATGCACCGGTTCGAGGGCAAACGCTCTCGGCCCTACCTGTGCCCAGCGCACATCTGGACGATTGGCTACGGCCACGTCCTGTATCAAGAGCAGATCAGGCTCCCCGTGATGCGGGTCGAAGGCAAGCCCAACCCCATGATCCGCAAGGAAATGCCACTGAAACCGGAGGACAACCGTGTCTGGACGAAAGAAGAGATCGACGAACTATTCCGTGTTGATGTCGGAACTTTTGAACGGGGTGTTCTTCGTCTTGTTCCCGGCGTTGTTGGGCGGCAAGGCGCTTTTGACGCTCTTGTCTCTATTTCCTTTAACTTCGGGCTAGGCAACCTGCAGCGCAGCACCATCCGCATGAAGGCCAACCGGGGTGATTGGGAGGGAGCAGCCGATGCGTTCCGGGCTTGGACCAAGGGTGGCGGCAAGGTTCTCCCCGGGCTGGTCAAGCGCCGAGAGGCCGAGATTGCGCTGTTTCTGAGTTAAGTGCGAAAATGCCACAAAGCTGAGGTAAACAATGCCACTCAAGAAAATCCTTTTCAGGCCGGGTGTAAGTCGAGAAAACACCAGATATTTGTCGGAAAACGTCGGACCCACGGGGGTCAACGGCGCGTATTCTGCTGGTTGGTACGAGTGCGACAAGATTCGGTTCCGCTCCGGTACGCCTGAAAAGATCGGTGGCTGGGAGCGCATCTCGGCAAACTCCTTCCTTGGTGTATGCCGGTCGCTTTGGAACTGGGTGACGTTGGGCGGGGCCAACCTGCTGGGCGTGGGCACCAATCTCAAGTTCTACATCGAGAGCGGCGGCTCGTACTACGACATCACGCCGATCCGTGGAACACCCGGAACCATCAACAACAACCCGTTTGTCGCTACTCTGGGCTCCAGCGTCATCACCGTCACAGACACGGCTCATGGTTGCTTCACTGGGGACTTTGTAACCTTCAGTGGGGCTGTGGGGCTTGGCGGCAACATCACGGCAGGCGTGCTCAACGCAGAGTACCAAGTCACCGTGGTAAACGCGAACACGTACACCATCACCGTCTCAGCTACGGCCAACGCCACGGACGTATCCGGCTCCCCGGGCGGCGGGGCTTCGGTTGTTGCCGCGTACCAAATCAATACGGGTTTTGAGTTTGCGGTTCCCGTGGTCGGCTGGGGTGCGGGCGGCTGGGGAACTGGTGTGTGGGGAACGGGCACTTCGTCCTTGGAAACCCTGCGGCTGTGGAGCCAGTTCAACTTTGGCGAAGACCTGATCTTCGGGCCACGAGGCGGAGCCATTTATTACTGGGACTCTTCGGCTGGCACAGGCACCCGGGCGATCAACCTGACAGCGATTGGCGGCGCTTCGGATGTGCCCACGGTTCAGAACACCATTTTGGTCTCGGATGTGAGCCGCTTTGTGCTGGCCTTTGGCTGCAATGATTATGGAAGCGCCGACCAAAGCCCGATGCTGATCCGCTGGTCTGACCAAGAAAGTGCGGCAAACTGGACGCCAGCAGCAACAAACCAAGCGGGTAGCTTGCAGCTATCTCGGGGTTCAGAAATCATCACGGCCATTCAGTCGCGCCAAGAGATCATTGTGTTCACCGACAACGCTGTGTATGCCATGCAATACCTTGGACCACCTGCTGTGTGGGGCGCAACATTGCTGGCCGACAACACCTCCATCGTCAGTCAGAACGCCGTCACTATCGCATCCGGGGTCACGTTCTGGATGGGCGTGGACAAGTTCTACAAGTACGACGGTCGAGTCC